CGCGCCAATGACCATGCTTTATGGTTGTTTGGTGGAAGCGTACACGTACATGAAGGGCGAGCCCGACATATTGCAAAACTATCAGCAACAGTTTGTTCAAGGCGTTCAGTCCTTGAAGTTGTTTGGAGAAGCCAAAGAGACCACCGACCAATACCGAACCGGAATGGTTATAAGGGCTAAACAATGAGGGTTGAAAGCGGTAAAATAAGCACTGGTATTGTAGATGTTCATACTACCAGTAACCGGGGGTTTACCCCAGAAGAGGTTGCTGATCGGTGTTTAGGTCGGATTGTTCGTGTATCAGAATCCGCTCCTCCCGCTATAAGAGATCAAGCGTTGGCGTACAAAGAGAGTGTACGTCAGGTGCTTACGCATTACATGCGCGAGGCGATTCAAAGTGATCGCACTACTGTTTACAACGCTTTGCTTGATGCGGGGCAAAAAGAGTTAGCCGAAATGATTAGGAGGCTTTAAATGGCTTTTAGTGGCAATTTTATGTGTACGTCCTTTAAAAAGGAATTGCTTGAAGGCGTACATAACTTTAAAAATTCTGGCGGAAACACCTTTAAGCTGGCCATGTACACCAACAGCGCCAGTTTTACTGCCGCTACTACCGCTTATACAACAAGTAACGAGATCAGCGGCACGGGGTACACTGCGGGCGGGGGAACCCTTACCCGGGTAGATCCAACTACGTCGAGTACCACCGCGTTTACAGATTTTGCAGATCTTACTTTTAGCTCTTCGTCGCTTACGGCACGGGGTGCGTTGATCTACAACGACAGTGCTAGTGGGGACCCTACGGTAGTTGTTCTTGATTTCGGTGCAGATAAAACGTCTAGCTCTGGAGACTTTACTATTGTTTTTCCCACGGCTGACGCAAGCAACGCAATTATTCGGATAGCGTAATGTCCGACGTAACTGTCTCATTTACCGGCTGGGGTCGTGGTGGATGGGGCAGTTCTGCGTGGGGCGAAGGTAGCGACACTAACGCAGGTGGCACTGGGTCAGTAGGTTCTGTCACAGTAAACGGCGATGTAAATGCTCCTGTTACCGGGGTTTCTGCAACGGGTGCCGTGGGCACCGTATCCGTCACCACGGATATAAACTTGTCGGTTACTGGTCTTGCCGCCACAGGTGCGGTGGGGTCTGTTACCGCCAACGCCGTTCAAAATGTTTCTGTTTCTGTTACCGGGGTTTCTGCCACGGGTTCGGTGGGCTCTGTTACGACCACAATCGGTATAGATGTGTCTGTCACGGGCATTGCCGGTTCAAGTGCGGTAGGTCCTGTCACTGTAGTGGAGGGCTCAAGCGCAAATGTAGAGGTGACGGGCGTTGCCGCTACAGGAGAGGTTACGGCTGTTTTGGTTTGGGGTGCCATTGTTCCAAACCAAACGCCAAGTTGGTCAGAGATAACCCCATCACAAACCCCAAATTATGAAGACATTGCGGCATAAAGAGGATTGAATAATGCCTAGCACGTACACAACAAACCTTGGTATTGAAAAGATTGCTACCGGCGAACAGTCGGGAACATGGGGCACCACCACCAATACCAACCTCGACCTGATTGATGAAGCCGTAAATGGCATTATTTCTATTACGTTGTCCTCGGCGGGAAGCTCTGGATCACCTACCGCTTTGCCCATCACAAACGGCTCGTCGTCTAACGGCAGAAACAAATTTATTGAGTTTGTTGACGGTGGCGACTTGGGCGGCACAGCGTATGTTCAGCTTACGCCTAACGACGCTGAGAAGATTGTTCACATCCGCAACAGCTTGTCCGGCAGTCGATCAGTTATCGTTTTCCAAGGCACCTACAATGCCTCAAACGACTTTGAAATTGCCAACGGCGCAGATGTCCTGCTGAAGTTTAATGGCGGTGGGTCAGGCGCAACGGTAACGGACGTTAATGTGGACTTGACTGTAACGGGTCTGACTGTAACCACAGCAGATGTTACGACGCTAAATGCCACCACCGTTGACACAACCAACCTTGAGGTGACCAACCTCAAAGCCAAGGACGGCACGGCGGCAGGGTCTATTGCCGACTCAACGGGGGTGGTGACGATAGCGAGTGCGGTGCTAACCACCGCTGACATTAACGGCGGCACGGCTGACAACGTAACTATCGGAGGCTCCACCGCCGCCGCAGGCACGTTTACTACGTTTACCTCAAACGGCATAGACGATAATGCCGATGCTGTGGCTATTACGATTGATAGTAGTGAAAAAGTAGGCATTGGCACTACATCTCCCGGCGATTATCACTCTCTTGGCAGTAATCTAGTAATATCTGCGTCTGGTGACGCTGGCATGACTATCGCATCTGGCACATCAAACGATGGCAGGATTTTCTTCGCTGACGGCACTAGTGGATCAGCAGAGTCAGAAGGCACGATTGCTTACAACCATGCTGACAACTCTATGTCATTTAGCACTTCTGATTCAGAGGCCGCACGAATTACTAGCTCTGGCGCGGTTGCCATTGGCGGTACAACAGCCGCAGCAAAACTAGAAGTTTATGGTAACGCTATTGCTAGAACCAATACTGACACCAGCAACACTGGCTCAGTAACACTGGACTTTGGTGCTAATCAAAATTTTGTACTGACGCTGACGGGCAATGTGACCTTGGCTAATCCAAGCACAGAGGTTATAGGTCAGTCTGGGTTCATCGTGTTTATTCAGGACGGTACGGGCAGTCGTACAGTGTCTCTTGGCACTGACTACGAGACTGCGAATGGAGCAGGGCTTACCCTGTCTTCTGCCGCATCGACCACGGACATTGTGCCTTACGTTGTAGCCGCATCAGGCCGCATCTTGCTTGGCGCTCCACAACTCGCGTTTAGCTGAGGATAAGCTATGTCGGGGCCAGTAGGTTCACAGCAATGGATGTACTCATCGGGTTTTTATCCGCATGAGATAAATCACTCTGCGCGTTTAGACAGCGGCGCACTTTATAGCAGATCACCCTCGGCAAGTAATGCGGATACATGGACATGGAGTGCTTGGGTAAAAAACTGGGGCGCAACTACCGGTGGCTACTTATTGAGTTCAGGCGTTTCAGGTAGCAGAGAATTTCTCATCTATCTTGATAGCACCCATCAAAGAATAAACGTGTACCAGTACAACGGTGGTATAGATATTCAGGTAATCACCTCCATGAAGCTCCGTGACCCAACTGCTTGGTATCACATTGTTGTAGGATATGACTCGACTCAAGCAACAGCCTCAAACAGAGTTAAAATATACGTCAACGGCGAACAACAAACTGAGTTCGCTACTGCTCAGTATCCAGCCCAAGGATTAGGCAGTCGCATTGGAACTACTGAAACGCAGGATATAGGTAGAAACGCTTACAACCAGAATGTCTATTCTAATTTTTATATCACTGAAGTTAATTACATCAGCGGCTCGCAATTAGCGCCCACTAGTTTTGGAGAAACCAAATCAGGCACATGGATACCTAAAAAGTATACGGGAAGCTACGGCAGTCACGATTACTACCTAGACTTTGCTACTAGGGCTACTGATCCTCTTGACGCTTCTGGCAACGGAAACAACTGGTCAAGCACAAACGTATTATCTACTGATTTCATGCTTGATAGCCCGACGAATAACTTTGCTACGTTTAATATTCTTGCTAACGGCTCTTGGACAGGATACGGATCGTATTCTGAAGGTGCTCTTCAAATTATCACTCCCGCAGTAGGCGGAGGCAATGGTCAATGCACTATAGGGGCTCCGTCTAGTAAGAGTTGGTATTACGAGGCTTATGTAAAAGCATCAGACTCAAACGTAGCGGTAGCGGCAGGGTTTTGTAATACCGATGCGGTAAATCAATATCCTACCGCCAGTACAACGTCTATTTTTTATAGCTCTTACGGAGGTGCTAGTTATTTAGTTGTAAACGGCTCTAATGATTCTTCTAGCCTCGGTAGTGGGGTAGCTGTAGGAGATATTATTGGCGTTAGTTATGACGGAACTAATGTTAAGTTTTACAAGAATAATAGTTTAATTTGGACTAAAGCCTATGACGCTACAGGTCTTGTGCCTTACATTACTGACGGAACTGGTAGTTCTGACAGATCAACTATCTTAGTTAATTTTGGTCAGGACTCTAGTTTCGCTGGGAACAAAACAGCACAAGGCAACACAGACGCTAACGGACGCGGCGATTTTTACTACAGCCCACCTTCAGGACACCTAGCCCTATGTACGGCTAACCTGCCTGATCCACCAGCGGCGTTTGATCCTGCCTTAGACGCAAGCCCACAAGATCATTTTAATACGCTACTTTGGAGCGGTGACAACACTACAAGAAGTTTTACTGGCGTTGGCTTTGCACCAGATTGGGTTTGGATTAAAAGTCGGAGTGCTGCTGCCGGTCATAACTTGTTCGATACAGTTAGAGGCGCGTCTAAACAGCTAAGGACAAACAGTGAAAGTGCTGAAAACACTACCAATGAATTTGGACTTTTAACATCATTTAATTCTGACGGTTTTACAACAACGCCCGGCTCATACAGTGGTTACGAAAGCGGCGATGTCAATATGAGTGGCAGAACTTACGTTGGCTGGAACTGGAAAGCTGGCGGTTCAAGCGCAAGCAACACAGACGGCACTATTACATCTACCGTGTCTGCTAATACTGATGCTGGGTTTAGCATTGCTACATATAACGGATCGGGTACTGGAACCGTTGGACACGGTTTGTCGTCAACGCCCGAGCTTGTAATTATCAAAAGCAGGGACGCATCAAGCGGTGGCTATTGGTGGACGGGCACAACTGTAATAGATGGGTCTCTTGACTACTTTCAACTTAACGGTAACAACGCAAAAGCAGATAGCGGTTATTCCGTTCCGACAAGTTCAGTTTTTAGCAATGTCACGTTTACAGGTTCTACAAATCAAGTAGCCTATTGCTTCCACAGCGTCGAAGGCTTTAGCAAGATTGGGACTTACATTGGTAATGGAAGCGTATTAGGCCCGATTGTTTATACAGGCTTTAGACCAGCTTGGCTAATGATTAAAAGAATAAGCGATGCAAACGATTGGCGCATATACGATAACAAAAGAAGCAACTATAACGACAAAACGGCAACGCTGTACGCTAACTACAATCTTGCAGAATACACATCGGCAGGCGCTAACGAATTAGATACAACAGCTAACGGGTTTAGGATAGTCAACAGCAACGCTGGTTATAACGCATCTAATACCTCTACTTATCTTTACATAGCATTTGCAGAAATGCCCTTTAAATACGCCAACGCGAGGTAACAACAATGGCATGGACATACAACGATAGCGTCATTCGCGAAGGCCGAAGCTGGACGGATGATGATGGAATTAAGCACCCGACTAATTGGGGATCTTGGTCAGACGAAGAAAAGATTGCGGCTGGTTTAGTGTGGGTAGATGACCCTGCTCCATACGATCCACGGTTTTATTGGGACGCCGATACGCCAAAGTCGCTTGATGATGTACCCGTGTTGAACGAGGACGAGGATGCCGCTCCCGGCACTCCTGCTCTTGACGAGGACGGCAATCCTGTTATTACGCCGGGGCTAAAGTCTCAGTGGATTGGACAGATTAAAACAGAGGCAGGAAGTTTGTTGGCTCCTACTGATTGGTACGTTATACGCAGGGCGGAAGCTAGTGTTGCCATTCCTGCTGACGTATTAACCTACAGAGAGGCGGTACGCACTGCTTCAAATTCCATGGAAGCTCAGATCAACGCGGTGACTACTCATGCCGCTTTTGTCACATTAATAGCAGGTACTCCAGATAATCCTTCAACTTTTAACGATTGGCCTAAAGAATAATTGTCAATAGTTTGTAGAGGTATTTAAGTTGCCACTAACTAAGCTTCAGTTTAAGCCCGGCATTGTACGAGAAACAACTTCGTATGCTAATGAAGGGGGCTGGTTTGACTGCGACAAAATTCGGTTCCGGTTTGGATTGCCGGAAAAAATTGGCGGCTGGGAAAAATATAGCGGAGCGGTCTATTTAGGAACTGCGCGGAACTTAAAACCCTTTGTTGCATTAGACGGAGAAGTTTTTAATGGCGTCGGCACAAACTTAAAATATTACGTTGAAGCGGGGGGAGGATACAACGACATAACCCCTATACGTCTTACAACTTCCGCGGGCGACGTTACTTTTGCTGCCTCAAATGGCTCGTCTGAACTAACGGTCACCGACACTGATCACGGCGCTATTGCAAATGACTTTGTAACCTTTAGTGGCGCGGCAACGTTGGGCGGCAATATAACGGCGGCTGTTCTTAACCAAGAATATCAAATAACAGAAATTCTCACTGTCAACAGTTATAAAATTGTCGCAAAAGACACTTCTGGAACTACTGTCACTGCAAACTCAAGCGACACCGGCAACGGTGGATCTTCTGTCGTGGGCACTTATCAAATAAACACGGGCCTTGATACTACAGTGGCAGGCACCGGCTGGGGCGCAGGAACGTGGGGCCGTGGAACGTGGGGCTCGGGTACTTCTTTGATAGCCGTAGGCACCACGCTTAGGCTTTGGAGCAGTGATAATTTTGGTGAGGACCTAATCATAAATGCCCGGGACGCGGGTATTTATTATTGGGATAAGAGCGTCAAATTTGCAACGTCTCCGGTGGGTCGTGCGGTAGCCCTGTCCGATTTAGCTGGGGCAGATTCTACGACACCCACTATCGCTAAACAGGTGCTTGTTTCTGATAGAGACCGGCACATTATTGCGTTTGGCTGTGACCCAGAAAATGCCATTGGCACACAAGACCCGTTGTTAATACGGTTTAGTGATCAAGAGGACCCCACTACGTGGCAATCTTTGCCTACAAACACTGCGGGGGACCTTCGTTTAGGCTCCGGCTCAGAAATTGTGACTGCAATAGAAACGCGGCAACAGGTGCTTGTATTCACTGATGTTTCTCTGCAC